TAGCCATGTGTGACTAGTAGCAAAACACCCTTAAGCTGTCAAGCGCGCAAAGAAAAACCCCCGACGCTTTCGCGCCGGGGGTTGAAAAGCTAGGCTTTTCAGTGCTTTGCGTCAGATACCCGGAGTTCCGAAGACACCGCGCGGGTCAGTCCAACCAAACGCGTAGCGCTCGGTTGCCTTATAACGCATGCTGTCCGTCTCGAAGTCACCTTCCATCGACTTCTCGAGGCCGCGACGCATCGCGAGCTTGAGGCCTTCCGGCGCATCGGTCTCGACCCAGAAGGCCGTGTTGGAGGTGATACGCGACAGGTTGGCCTGACCTTCAGTGAGCAACCCGAGACTTTTGACTGGGTTGATATCATTGTCGGCAGTGCCTGCACGCAGGACGCTCTTCAGCAGCACTTCGGCTTGGAAGACGTTCGACGGGCCGGTCACGATCTTCTTCGGCGTCAGGCGGATACGCTTGCCGTTGTTGTCAACAGCGTTGCGGATCTGGATCAGCAGCTGCTCGAGCGAGGTCTGCGACAGAGCCGCAGCCACGTTGAGCTTGTTGCTGAACGTGCCGTTCGCAATCGGGTGATCGGTGGCGACCAGTTCCTTGCCGTCGCCGCCCGGGTAGGCAGCGTTGAAGGCGCGGTTCAGGACGTTGGCACCGAGGGTTTCCTTCGTCTCGATCAGCGACTGCGCGAGGTGACGCGCATAGGTCTGACCGATACGGATGTGGTCACCGTCTTCCACCAGCACCTTGGTCAGGGCGAACGCCAGACCGTAGACGCGATAGACGTAGCGCTGAATGAACAGCACGCCGCCCGACTGGTAGGTCACCGGCATACCATCGGGCAGTTCCGGTGCGGCGCCGAAGCCGTAGAGCACCGGCTCTTCATGGTAGTTCCGGGGGATGCCCTTGAACTCCTTGAAGACCTGCGACCACTCGTCAGCGCGCTGATCGTAGATACCATTAAACTCTTCGTTCAGAATCGGTTCGACGATTGAACGAAAGTCGGTTGAACGCATCGGCATAGCCATAGTTCAAGCCCTCCTTAGATAGCAGCGACGTCAGCAACGAACTGGTGTTCGCTGATCTGAACCTGCGCGATGACATAGGTGTCGCCGAAGGCGTTGTCTGGGCCGGGCGTGATGCCGATCAGACGAACCGAGGCGTTGGCGGCGGCGGTCGACACACCCAGAGCCTGCGTGGACAGGCCAGTGGTGGTGTTGCCGGAGATGGCAGTCAGGTTGTACTGCTTGCCGATGTCCGCGACGGTCAGAGCGGCATCGCTCTGCACTTCGTAGACAATGGTCGGATCGAGCGTGGCGTAGGCCACGACATCGGTGCCAACCTGCGATGCAGTCCACTTGTTCGACACGCGGCGGCGACCGTCGCTGTCGGTGAACTCCACGCCCTGAAAGGTGCCGATGAAAGCAGCGCCAACGGCGGCCGCCACAAGGGTGCCTTCAGTTTCACCGCCGCCAGTGCTGGGGGCGATGCGAACCGGCTGGTTCTGGAAGATGTTCTGGGCATAGCCCGACGCACACGTGAAGGCGGTGGGACGAATCACACCACTGGGCGAGTACGCGGGGCGCAGTCCGAACGGTGCGTTTACCGTCATAGACATGAGCTTATTTCCTCACGAAAGGGTTTCGATAGGCATCAGGCAAAAATGCCCTTTGCCGGGTTTGAACCATACCCTCCCCGCACGTCGTCCTCTTCGACGAGACGACCGCCAGAACGCTCGGCTTGCTCGCGCATCATCTGCGCGGTTTCCTCGAGCTTGTTCTCCTCCCGCATGGGTGCGTCGTGGTGAGCTTCCTGCATGTACCTGTAGTACAGGGACAAGGGCAGCTTAGCCGCGATCATTTCCTTGACGGCAACGCAGCCGGCGTATTCGCCGGTCTTCATGGTAACCAGTTCCATTCCCGGAACGTCCTCGGCACGAATGAGTTCGTAGCCCAGACGCAGGCGGTGTTGGATCGTGTCACCATTGTTCGTCGTCGTCAGCCAGCACACATGATACCCGGGGATATCTGGAATGTTGGGTAGAGCATCGTTATACAACTGCATTCGGAACATCGCGAGCCGGTCATCTTCCGAGATTTCGCGGTTCTGCGTCGTGCGCCGATCCTGCGTCTCACGGGGTTGCCGACTAACACCCAGTTCTTTTTTAAGGCGATCATCCATACGGTCTTCAGACATTAGCTCTCTCCTTTTTAGCGAGCTGTGTTGCGGTCGTAGTCCTGATACGCCTTCAGGTAGCGCTTGCGAGCGACAGGATCGTCCCAAACGCCAGCCTCTACCATAGCCTGTTTGCGCTCAGGTGTCACTACCACTTCGTTCTTGGTGCTTGGCGGCGCATATTCGCGGCCGCTGCCGGTCGGCGGAGCCTTGCGCTTGGCGTTGCGGGCGGGCGCGTCGTCCCCATCACCAATGCGGTTGGCCACGCGGCGCGTCAGCTCGTGCCAATACTCAGCAGACGCCGGATCCCAGCCCTCGCGGGCCAGAGCGTTGTCAATCGCCTTGGTGATGGCGCTGTCCTCGTCGCGGCCCGCCGGGTCGTACCACTCGTTGGCTGACAGCCACTGCTGCGCGTAGTTCGTCACGCGCGGGTCGGCGCGCGGTGCGGTCGCCTCTTTGGCGGCAGCCTCGAAACGATTCTTGTACGCGGAAAGCTGCGCGGCGCGCTCCTTGGCCTCGTCGCGGATGCGCAGCGCGGTGGCGGCGTCCTCGCCGTTGCCTGCCTCAATCGCGCGGGCCATAATCTGCTCAGCCTGCCGGGCCTCGGCCAGTGCCTGCTGCAAATGCTGCTGCACGCCGGCGGCGTTCTGGGTCAGCGTGTTTCCCTCGACGGCCGACATGCGCCGCATCAGTTCAGCGTTCTGCTGGCGCAGGTAAGCCAACTCGCGCTCGGCGCGCTCCTTGGCGACTTTCTGCAGCTGGCGGCGCTTTACGCGGCTGTCGCGGTTCTTCTTCGTCCGGTCGACGATCTCGTCCTCTGAGTCGTCTTCGGACATGCCCATGCGGGACTCGTCCTCGCCGTCATCATCGTCCTCGTCGGCCCGCCCCTCGGCTTGCTCAGCCTGATCGGCGCCGTCGGTCTCTATCACGACGATCTCTTCGTCGTCCTTCTCGCTTAGTACATCAGCCATGATCGGCTCCTTTCAGCCTTATGGATCAGACGAACGCCTTCATAGCGAGCGGGTCGCCAGTGACTACGCCGATCAGATCCAGATCGTTGAGAATGACGAAGATCACTTCCTGATCGTCGTCAATTTTGACCGTCCACTTGTCACCGCCGTACTTGGGGACGCGGACGAAGTCCCCCGGCGTAGCCCATGAGCCCTCTGGCCACGGCTCTTGCGTGTTGCGGTTCTTGAAGGACAGATCCCCAACGGCCACGACGCGGGCCACCTGCGTGTTCCACGTTTCGGTGTCCTTGGTGTCGCCAGTCAGGATGATGCCACCCTTCGTCTTCTTCTTGGCCAGACGGATCTGGCACAGCACGCGGCTGCCGAAGGGCTTCACGCCGGGGTCGATAGGCGGGAATGCCTCGTCGATGCCGGAATATTCAAACTGCACTTTGTTCATGACGTAGTCTTGCACGGGTGCTCCTCCGCTCAAGTGGTTAGAGATTAAAGTCTTTTCGCTCTTTCTCCGCGACCGTGTCTAGCAACACAGTCTTGGCAAGCTCAAGACCGGCGTAAATGCCGACGACACGCCCGTACTCGAACGTGTCGCGGCCTTGAGGCTGCTCCAGCGCATCGCGTGCCAAATCGGCCTGCGATTGCTCCAGACGCTGCAGCAGAACCTCAATTCTCATGCAGGCGTCTTCGGCGAGTTCTTGCCGCCCAGTGCGCCCTTGCCAGCGCCGGTCTCAACAGCTTCGCCCATTGCCAGACGCTTGTGCATCGGGATGGCGTCGCCGCTGACCGGCTTACCCTTGGTGTCACTCTTCATCGTCACTCTCCTTACGGGTTGATGCCGGTGCCGGTGCTGACGCTGAAGCGCTCGCCCGTCTCGACTTCGAGTTGCGCCAGTTCCATGGCCGTCAGGTTGTCCTGCGTGTTCATCGCCTGACGCACCTGCATCTCAGCCAGCTTGCGCTGGGTCTCCTGCTGCTCGACCTGCTGCGCCAGCGCTATACGCGCCTGCTCCTGCTGCGCGTCCTGCTGCATGCGGGCCGCATCGATCTGAGCGCGCTGCTGGTCGGCGGCGGCGTCCTGCTGCAGCTTGGCCGCGTCGATCTGCGCCTTCTGCTGGGTCTGCGCGGCCGTGAGCTGCAGGCGCTGGGCGTCAATCTGCGCACGCTGCGCGTCACGCTGGGCCTGCGCCTGCAGCTGCGCCTGAGCCAGCTGCACGCTCGGATCGACCGGCGGCTGCGGCGCGAACGACTGCATGACCTGCTGCGCCTGCTGGATGACGGGCGGCAGCGACGCGAACACGCTGCCCGCCGTCTGTGCCACAGTCTGCGAGGCCTCGGCCAGCATGCCGTCGAAGGCGCGCTTGTCGTCGGGGGTCTTCAGCTGCTTGAGCAGGTCGCCCAGATCCACGCCGCCCGTTGCCTCGGTGCCCAGATCGAACACGCTCGCGGCGTACCACATCGCGATGTGCTCCTTCATGTGGTTCAGGATGGCCGGGATGAAGGCCGGCGCAATGAGCGGGCTCATGCCCAGCGCCGGCGACATCAGGTAGGCGAGGTGCGTCTTGAGGTGGGCGATGTGGTCTTGTTCGGGGAAGGCGACAATCGCGCGGCCCATGGTCGCCGCGACATTCTCGTTGACGGCGTTCTGCTCCTTCGGCTCCATCGCCGGGTTAAGCAGTTCCTTGGCGTTGGGGATCTTGAGCGTCTCGAGGATGCGCTCCTCGACCTTGCGCTGGTTGTACAGCTGCGGCATCGCGGCCGCGCGCTGCGCCACCGCCTGCACCTGCGCAAAGCGCTGCGCCTCGCTGAAGATGTTCGGGTCGCTGACCGGCACCACGTCGAGCGGGCCTTCGAAGTCGGCGCGCGTGGCCAGTTCCTCGCCGATCTCGGCGTCCGTGTCCTCATCGTCGAGGTACATGGCGTTGAGGCGGTGCAGGATGCCCAGCAGCTTGGCCATGGCGTTGTGCAGGCGCGCGTGGATGGCGCTGAACACGACCATGCCCTGCTCGATCTTGGCGAGCGTCGTGCCGACCGGCGCGTTCGGGTTGCCGTCGGCCACGTCGTCGATGGTCGTGCGGATGACGCCCTTGCCGGCGTCGATCAGGAAGCCAAGCAACTGGAACAGAACCGCGGACGGCGGGTTGTATGGCAGCGGCATGATCAGCTTGCGGATGTCGTCCGCCGCCATGCCGCCCTCGATCTCCATCACCTGCGTCGGCTGGATCTCGAGGCTCTGCCCGCCCTTGCTGCCGCCCTTGAGCTTGAGCATCGTCTGGCTGTTGCTGATGTGCGCGCTGTCAAGCAGGGCGCGCAGGGCGCCCGTCGACGCTGCCGCCAGACCGCCGACCATGTGCGGCAGGCCGATGGGGTACGCGCCGCGCCACGGCACGAACGGGAACTCAACGAACCACTGCAGCTCTTCCTGCGCTTTGTCGATCTCGTCCCAGTTGCGGTAGATGCTCAGCACCTTGCCGGACGGCTTGTCGATGCTGATGATGTACGGCAGCGCCTCATCGCCCTCAATGGCGGCGATGGTGTACACCTCGAAGATCGTGCGCAGGCCGTCTTCGTTGTAGGACGTTTCTTCGCGGCCCTCGATCTTGTTGTTGGCTTTCTCGGCGACGCTGTAGTCGGGCTCCATGCTGACCGGCCCGAGGTCAACGTCGCGGTACATGCCGCTCTTGACGCGGCGCTGGTAGTCCACGGCCGTCAGGTACTGCACGTGCGTCTTGCGCTGCGCCGTGTAGAAGTTCGTCGCGGCAAACGGCAGGTGCAGATCGTCGATGGCGACGAACAGGAAGTCGGGGCGGTTGCGCGCCTCGTTCCACGTCACCTTCATGTACTGCGCGCCGCCCAGCGGCACCTGAGTGAGCAGCTGCTCCAGCTCGGCGCGGAACTCGCTGGACTGCACGGTCAACTGCCAGTTCATGAACTGGGTCTTGCGCTTGGCCTTCTTGACTTTCTCGCCGTCCGGCTCGCCGGGGATGAAGTCTTTGACGGGGCCCTGCGGCGGGAACAGCTCTTTGATGGCGCGCGAGGCGAAGTCGACGCAGGCCTCGGTGAGCATCGGATGCACCACCTTAGTGGCACCATTGAACAGCGCGCCGCCGGGCGCGTCGTCGCCCAGACCGGTGCGGCGCAGGCCCTCTTCGTACTGCTCGTCGCGCTTCTTGCGCGCTTCCTTGTCTTTGCTGATCAGGTCGAGGTACGTCTGCGCCAGCGACTGAAGCTCGCTCTCGGGCATCTCCTCGGCGAGGTTGGCGAGGAAGTCGTCGGAGCGCGGGGCGAGGTCGTCACCGTCGTCCAGCCGGACGATGGCGCCGCCGTCGGGCGTGTCGATCACGTCCTCCTCGTCGGCCTCGCCCAGATCAACCATTTCGGTTTCGGGCAGATCGTCATCGTCTTCCATGCCCGCTCCTATGCAGCGTACGGATTGGCAACCGGCTTGGGCGGAGGCCCAGACGGTTCATCTTTTTTGGCTTGTACCGCATCCAGTAGGCGCTTGTCCATCATCAGCCTGAAGCACTGGGAGACGCTGTCCACGAAATCGTCGTGCTTGATGCTGCCGGGCCCGGTGTAGCTACACAGTTGGTGCAGCAGCGGGTCAACCCAGTTACGCGGTCGGCCCGGGTGCTTGGCGCTCTCGGGCAGCCAGACCATTTTGCGTGCGAAGATCGGGCTGACGATGTGCAGGCGGGTCAGCTTGTCGGCGCGGCCGGGGTTGTAGGCGTACGCCTCGATGCCCTCGCGCTCGAGCATCTGGCGCAGTGAGATGCCGCTGCCCTTGTCCTCGATCAGCAGGATGTCCGGCTTGCGGCCGGAGGTCAGCGGCTTGCTGCTGCCGAACAGCGGCTTGATCACGGCCGTGTCGTCGTCGTCGCCGTAGCTGACGTTCAGCTCCTTCTTCACCTTGCGGATCAGGTCGGGCAGGCCGAGGTGCTCCTCCCAGCAGTCCAACAGCAT